AGGAGGGAATCCCACAAGGCGGTGCCCAACGGAGGGGGGGTACCCCCCTACCCATGCCGGGGGGGTGAATTTTTATGGACTCGACTTGCTTGGGCTTCCGTGCTCGAGTTCTTCGTGGCACGCTCGGCAAACCGCCATCAGGTTCCTTGGGTCCATCTTCAGGCTTGGGTTCACTGCCACCTTCACCACGTGATGCACCTCGTCGCTTGGTGCTACTCCGCACCTCTGGCACAACGGGCTGTTCTGCCTCAACGCTAGGCTCAACCTCGTCCAGCTGCCGCCATAGGCTAGACGCTTGCCACGTACTTCTGAGACCAACGCCGCGAACGGCGATTTCCACGTCCTCATCTTTCATTGTCCTTTCTTCTTTCCTGACGGCTGACGCTTCCTGACGCTTGTTTCGGTATGAGTCGCCACGGGCGCGCGCGCGTGCGCGAGTGAATGTATGTGCGTTAGAAGCGTCAGAAGCGTCAGGAACTGCATAACTTCACGTTTCTTAGTTGGAATATTGACTGTGTTGGTCTTCATGATGCGTCAGCCAATGTGTCAGGATGTGTCAGAAGCGTCAGCCCAAGGAAGCCACGAGCGTGCTCTGTCCTCGTTTGGACGTAACCACGGCCCTTCAGGTCAGGTCCAAGCCGCTTCATGCTCTTTGGATGCGTGCCAGCCTCTCTGCACCAGTGACTCCATGACGCCATGATGTGAGCACTGGAGACGAACGATCCTTCGTTCTTGATTGTGCAGTCCTGCAACCATGCGCCCACTGTGTCTTGGTCATCGAGGTACCCCGCCGTTGCCTTCAGGATCGATTCAGGCGGTCGAAGCCCTCCCAGAGTGCTCCACTCCTCAAAGCCTTCCATAGCCCAACGTAGGACGCCTCCTGCCTCCTCACGTAACTTCGCGCCCAGGTCAGGATCAGGCGTCGCAGGTCGATTCGTAAACGGCACCATGCACAGCCGCCTACGCATGGCATCGTCAACTACCGCAATTTGGGGCGCATGGTTACCTACCACTAGTAGCTTGAACACGGGAGCGAATTCGAACCAATCCTGACGCATGTGCCGAGCCACCACCACATCACCGCCTGTGAGTTGCTTGAGCTTCGCGTCATCCCACTTCCTGCCCTCCTGCGTTTCATTGGCGATAGCCAGGCGTGCGCCCTTCAGCATGGCGATTTCTGCCGGATGCCGATCGCCCTTACTCTCCATCAGCGCATCCATCGGCAGCGTCTTCGCATACTCGCCCCAGGCGTACCGAATGGTGTCCACGAAGACGCTCTTCCCGTTTCCCCCTGGTCCGTGGATGAACAGAATGCAGTGTTCCTTGGTGCTGCCGCTCAGCGCGTAGCCGGCCCAGCGCTTCAAGAACGACACCACCTCAGCATCACCGCGCGCCGCCTCGAGCAAGAACGCCTCCCAGAGCGTGGTCTTTCCACCTGGTCGGACGCCTACGCGCTTGGTGATCTGCAGATCGAGTAAGCGGTCGATGTGCGTACCCTCGATGAGGTCATAGACGTCATCAGGTGCGCCAAACGCCCACATGTGTGCATCCCAGTCCTCCGAGTTGATCACCAAGCCGTCAAAGCACTCCGCGACCGACTGGAAGTAGCGCGCCCATGCGCCCGTATCACTCGGATTCGCTTTACTGGCCGCCTTGATGATCTCACCACGCACCATGTTCAGTCGATCACGCTCCCAAACGCCGGACGCTGCGCGCGTGTACCAAGAGTTCTGATCGATGCACCACACATACTCATTCTCGATAGCCGTCTTGCACCACTTGCGCGCGGCTACATTCGCCTTGATCTTGGCTTCTTCCTGCATTTCCATAACCATCCTCCATGAAGTAGCCGGCTAAGGGGCGACAGCACGCACCCCCAGCCGGTGCGATCACTTGACCGCGTTTTCCTGTTGTTCAACCGACCGGAACACAAGCTGCGCGAGGTTGTTGAGCCTCTGCAATGCGTCCGACTCATTCATCCGCCCAGCACTCACCTCATCGCAGATGCGCTCGATGCGGCGCGCAATGGTCTGAATGATGTTGCTCTGTATGGTGGTCTTATCGCGGAAGTGATCCACCTCACGCTGCAATCCTGCGGACGTGCTGCGCCAATACTCCGTGTCGTACTTTCGGATAGGGATCACTTTTGTAGGTCCTCTTCAGTCGGGGTCACATTCATAAACAGAGGTAGGTCTAAATCGTGGTGGTATTTCCACAGAACTACACGACCATCAGTAGTAAGCAGGAAAGCTGCAGTGTCTGACTGAATGACCGAAATACTTGCAACTGCAAAACGGTGTGGTAATTGAAAACCTTCTACCCATCCATCCTTTTCTAGTTTGTCGTACCTGGCTTGCCATGCCTCGTTGTCATGGTCCAGATTCTTGCGCGGAGGACCAAGTATTTCGCGAAGGCTCATTGCTCACCCCGCTTCCGCACTGGTTGGCACGCTTCATGCTCAGGGCACAGGAACAGGAGCAGGAAGACTCCCACCGACACCAGGCACGCGATCCCTGTGAAGAGTTCAGCCATTGCGGACCTCCAGTAGCGCAGCCTCTACAGTTCCGTAGTGAGCACGGGCCGCGGACCGGACAAGCTGGCGCACCACGTGCACCTTGGTCGACCCGTCGTACTTTGCTATCGCCTCCAGTAGCCCGTCAGTAACGAGGTCTACCCCGATCATTCGCCGCTGAGTGTTGCGGTCCTTGCTGTCCATGCTGCGTCCTCCAAAGGAGACGCATATCGGGCAGTGCAGGATAACGATTGGCTGTTACGTTAAATTCGATTTCAGCCATCCGCAGTCCTGACGTACACCCCCTATATGCGCTTAGTACGCATCTTATCGACAGCCGCGGAAATTTGCTCTACTCTTTCTGCCACTTTCCGAGAAATAATGCTTGTGCGCTTTTCTTGCTCCTGAGCCACCAATAACCTGCGGACTGCGCGCTCATAACTGAAGCCCACTTTGAAGCGCCAATCCCACTGTGGCCCCGGGTCAGCCGTGATCGTCCACTTCCCGCGCGGGTCTGTGTCCTTGCGGCATAGCCACCACTCGCCCCTCTGTTGGTCCATTTTCTCGATGAGCGCCCGGTGTTTCATGGGGGCACGGTACACCCTGAAAGCGCTCTAAGTCTCGGCGGATAATTCCCCTAAGACCGAAGCCAGCCGAGCATCTTTGTCATCCACGTGGGCGTCGCCTTATTCATCGCCGCTTGGCGTGCCTTGCAACGACCGCATGGTTTGACCCCAAGCACCTTGGTAGCGCGAGCAACCACGTCACCCATTCCAGTAGTGGGTTTGGACCCCGCGCATTCGATAGCGGATAGTTCCCCTTCAATGACTCGGAAGCACCTGCGACGATGCTCACCTTGCCATGTGTAGGCGATGCTTACGAGACGCGGGTGAGGAAGATTGTCGGTGGTGGTTGCCATACTGTTGGTGGAGCTACGGAAGTGATCCCATCGGTGGAGCAGACAATGCCGCCGGCTGAGTAACAGATACCCGTCGCGCCGTTGGTTGGGAACGCTTCGGGATACTCACAGCGAACGAGTTGATAGGTCCCCTCAGCGATGACTTGTGTGGCAGTACCTCTGGATGAATAGGTACACACCCAAGACTGAGCCACGCTGGTAGTGGCCGTGTTCTGGTAGCAGGAATCGCCAGGTATCGCCTCAAAGTATGGATAGTCCCACTCATCTCGATAGGTATAGGTGACCTGTATAAGGGTGATACAGTCATCATTCTCTTCGATAGCTACATTCCATCCACAAGTTCCCGTCGTCCACTTCACATAGGGAGCGCACCAGTCGATCCGCACGTGATCGTCGTAGGAGTAGTTAATGTCCGGCGCGACGGGGTAGCCGGCATCGCCTTCTACGTACCTGCATTCCGTCCATTCCATCGTCGAGAATCCAGAGTTAGACGGCGCTGGAGTGTTTGGGATGGCCGCACAAATCGTAGTTTCAGGACAGTCAGGGAACCCCGATATGTCGTACACCAGCGCTTTACGCGCGTAAATGACATTACTGCAAACACCCTGCATGCACCCATAGATCAGACCACCAAGTGCGAGCGTGCCAGTTCCCGCCGCTTCGCCGTGAATGCCTTTACTCGAAACGTCAATGCGATAGCGCGTGACGGTAGCCGGCGGAATAGGGTCCGGGCAATCCGCGCACGGATGCGCGCCACCAGGTGGCTCAGCACCACAGCAGCACTTCTTTAGACTCACTTACCACCCTGCCGACGGCAGAACCAAAAACCAAACATCGTCCCCGCAAGCCCCAGACTACAAGCGAAGAAGATCGACCCTAGGAGACTCTCGATTGTGGCTTGTAAAATCATTTCTTGCCTTTCTTGGCCGCAACGGGCCGCATCTTTCGGTAGGTGTTTCCGACTGAGCAACCGCTGAGAAAAGTCACCACCAGCAGCGCCAACATGTAGATCCCGTATTGAGTTGGTGTGAGTTGCATGTCTATTTCCTAGGTGCAAATCTGTATATAAGTGTTCCGACTACAACGGCGATCGCTCCAGCACTGGCCCATTTCACGCTCTCGAACCACGGGCTCTGGTCATCACTAACGTACGGTATGGCTTGGTGCACCGCGTCCACGTTCTGCTCTATCGCCAGTAATTCAGCGTTCGCGGCCAGTAGATGCTTACGGGCAACAGCAACACTTGCCGAGGTTGCTGTCGCTGCTTGGCTAATTCTCGCCGTCTGCGATGCGCAGCCGGTGAGCAGCAACGATAGGACAATGACGGCGAGGTAGATCAGACGAACTCCCTGCGCGGCGTGGCCGGTAGACAGGTCGGGAGCGTGGCAAGCAGCGCTGGCGCGATCGTCTCGCAGCGCACGTTGGCATGGATGCGTAGATCGGCAGGCGTGATCTCCACGCCGTCTTCATCGAGCACAGCACCGATGGTGCCGATCATGTCGACGTAGCGCGGCTCAGGGATCAGCGCCAGCGCCGTATTCATCTGCGCCAGTGTGGTGGTTCTTAGAAAGTAGTTCGTCATGTGGTCTTTGCTTGCATCTCTGCGTAGGTCAAGCCCGTGTAATACTTCACGCTCTTGATTGAGTTGTTGAGGTAGTTATCCCACGTGCCGGAGCCGCTTACGCCCGTGGTCGACTGGGAGCCAAGGGTGAGCCAGGTCGAGAGCGTGGTGCCCACGTTGCTGCCGCCAAAGGTTGGCGTAGCACCATTTACGCATAGGTCAAACGCGGCCGTAGGTGATGGCGCGTTCCACGCAAGCGCCACCTTGTTGAGTCCGCTTACTAGTCCCGTCTGCGTTACTGCTGAACCTGAACTGAAAGCGATCTGTGACGTAGCGCTACCGTTTGCGTGCAGCAATTCCCAGTGCCGTGCGGCCGTAGTATCGGTCGCTAGGACTGATCGATCACCAGCACCGTACGCGCCGCGGTAGAACTCGACCACCATTGCGCCCGGTTGCGCGTAGAGCGATGTCCACGCGGTGCTGCGAATCACGGCATCGTCGGCGAGGCGAGTAAGTGCCGCGGTAGTCGTAGGGATGTACGAACTTGCACTTGTACCTTCCTCCACTTGAAAGCCAATTGCATAAATGCCGTCATTGGAATTTCCAGTACCTGTGTATGACGCACTGTTCACGTTATATGTCGCGCCGCCATCTGGCGCCGCGGAAAAGGACCATCCTCGGTTAGATCCGGCTGTGATGTTTTGTGTGATGCTGCATCGCCACCATCCATTAACGTGCGGCGTAGCAGATGCGGAAACGAATCCGGGTCCAATCGTGTTGTCAACCACTCCAGTTTCAAGGTTAAACCGTGCAGCCGCCGTGGAGGTTGTACCTTCGGATAAATATAGGTATTTGTAATTATTTTTCTTGGCAAAGATCGAGACAGTTACAGTCGTAGCCGTACCTGCCACAATAAATCGCAGCCACTGATGTATTCCAGTTGTCGCGCTTGCGGCAATCTTCTTTGCATTTGTTCCACCCATCGGATCAGTTACTGTTCCATCAACCGATATTGCAATCATTCCGTAATTTTGATAGCCGGACAACGCTTGAGACTGCGTGACAAAATTAGTGACGTTGTTTTCTACAAGCAATCCACGTGCGGTCAACGACACTGGATCAAAATCAAATCGCGCCGCGCCAGCACTGGCAACCGTTTTTACGTACCCACTTGAATCTATGAAGGTCGCCCGCGGCGTGGAGTCTGCACGTGTGAACGTCACGGCAGTCGGCACAGTGCCCGCGGTGAAGTCCAGTGAGAGCAGCGCGGAATCGCCGCTTCCGAACAGCGCTTTACGCATCATTGAGGTGTACATTTACGGAATGCTTTCTGCTGTGATGCGTGCGAAGATGGTCGCTATGTGTCGGTTGTCGTCGTTTGCAGTCGGGTCTGCGTACAGGACGATCGTGCCCCACGCGTTGGCGTCCACGGTCAGCGTTTGCGCCGCAGTCCAGGACACGGTGGCCGTTCCGCCGCCAGCGTTGACAACGAAGCCAGTGCCTTCGAGTTTGACCGTGCCCACGGTGATGTAGCCCTTCGGCGTTAGTCCGCTAGTTGTCCAGTGCAGGTTCGCGCCGTCATCGTGGACGTGCATCGAGATGGCGAAGACCTCACCTTTGCAGATGACTTGCGGCGGAATCGGAGTTACTAGGGTTAGGTTGGCCATCAGCTGCACCTCAGTGGGTTTGGTCGGTCGAAGAACGGGTACACCTTGCCGGCTGTGTTGTAGACCACGTACACCATGACCTTCGCCTCAAGTCCGGTTGTGCTCCAGGCGCTTCCATTCCACTTTGATCCCACCGGCCCGATACTGATGATTGGTGATGATGTACTCATCCCATCCACGTAGGCTGAATCGTTGTACTCCTCGCGCAGATTTCGACATATGGTGTAGGTGAATCGATCATCGGTTGGCGCGCTGATACCAGAACCCAATGGTGGCGGTGGCGTCCATAGTCTGACGGAATACGTCCACCTATTTACATTGCCACTCATGACTGCGGCTGCGGTGATTTCGCATAGCGCACTGGTGACGATTTGACCACGCGCCATCGTGTCATCAGCCCATCGCATTGCTTCGCCGAATCTGTTCGTGGCGTTCGCGGCCTGTTGCCAACCATTGCACACCACGGCGTTCGCTTTGCCGTACATACCGCCGTGAAATAGTGGCTGCGAGTAGGACATTAGAAGAGCTTCGGCGGATACGCCTTGGTGAGGTCGCTGAGGTTCGCCGGATCGATGAACGAAGTATTGAAATCAGTGGTGTCCGGGTAGCGCTGATACCAGCCGATGCTTGAGCACTGGTTGATCTGTTGGCCGCTGATGGTCACACCAGGCAAGAGAATTGGCAAGCCGGTGGGGTTCGGCGTCGGCATCTGCTCGAGATGGAAGTACGAATCAAAGATCCATGTGTGCACTACGCGCCAGACCTCACGGTCCAGTGTCGCGCTTGCGCCCTTGTAGAGCATGGTTCCAATACCTGCTCCAATGAACGCAACGCTGTTTCGCTTATTGATAGCGCTAAACCAAGTCTGGAATGGTGGATCGACGCCATCGGTAGTGCTGATCAACGGTGAACGATCCCACTTGTACTCCACCTGGTACGTGACTTGCGGCAGTTCCTTCATGCGCGGGTTCCCGTTTAGGTCGCGCTTCGTGCCGCCGATGTCTGCTGTAGGTGGCCATGCAGCTGTTCCGCCGGTCGGCAAAGTGACGCCCGTTCGGTACTCGGCGTAACTGCGCCCAGTGATCTGTCGAGTCTGCTTTGTCCCGTAGCCCTGTTTAGTCGGCTCAGCCGGCTGCATACTGGAGTATTGCGCCTCGACCCGGAACGTAAACGGCACTGCCGTCTCCGGGGTCACTGTGACTGACCGGCAGACGAAGTTTGCAAAGTATGTCTGCATCGTCCCGTTTGGCGAATGAATCGCCGCCGGCGGACGCGTGTTCACTATCGGCATCCCAGTCTGACCCAAGGTCGGACCGTCTCCTGGATACAGTTCTCCGGCGGTGGTTGGTTCCCAGTACGCCAGGTAAACAGCCGTCAGCGTTGTCTCATCCGCTGCCGCGAAGTTGTAGACGCGCGAATCCTTCAGTTCGATGATGCCGAAGACACCCATTACTGTGCTCCCCCGCTAGTGTTCTTGGCGATCTGTCGCAGTAGTTCTTCGCTGCCCTGCATCCCGCGCCCAGGTGTTGGTGCTGCGTAGGAGTAGTTCTGCGCGTTTACTAGTTCGCCTGATTGGCTTATCCCTTGAGCACGCGCCTCAAACGCTCCCGAAATATCTCCACTTGCCAGTCTTTCATATTGAGAAAAGAATGTTCCGGCCATTTCGGAAAGTATGTCTTTTGTCGCCCCTAAATTCCCAGTGACTCGCGCAGTCGTACCCATTCCTGCATTTATGCCACCTGCATTGCGCTCGATGCGCGCCGCCTCGCCGGCAGCCAAGTCTTCCCTGGTCTTCGACATAGAGATCGATCCAGGCGTAAGAGACTTGGCAATGCTGATATCCGCTTTCAGACGTTCAGCGTTCGCCATCATGTTGGCGCCCATCGCCGGCCCACTGAACTTCAACGCCGCGGCGTTCAGTTCGTTCATGCGCCGTTCCACATTACCGAACAGCGTGCCGACGCCCTGAAATGCTGCCTGCGTCATTTGAAGCGTCGCAGTAATTCCGGCAGACCGAGCACCCGACGCGGCCGTGCGGTTGAGTTTGGTCAGTTCCGCGGTGGTCTTGGCGACGCCACGGGTCACCCCCGTGGTATCCATTTCCGCCCAAATAACTGACTTCATGCTCTTGTCAGCCATTGTTCTTCCTCAGCCAGGGTGCGAATTGGCTCGGCTTCTTGTGCGTCAATGCGGACGCGATCACCGTCAGCAGGTATTCACACCGTTCCTCGCAGGTCAATTCCTCAGCCAGTCCGGCGTCCATGCCCTGCCTCATTTCGGGACTCCCGATTCTCCACTGCCGGCGTTCACCGGCTGAGTAAAACGCGGACGGTTCACCTCCTCGAGAAGCGCCGATGCGACCTCATGGTCGAGCGCGCCCACATCACTACCAGGTGCGAACAGCGGCGATCCGTCCGGGAGGCTGAATAGGCGCACCCACCAGAACTGCATATCCGCAGCGAACCCGAGATCCGCAAGCGTGGCACGCCTTACGATCACCTGACCGATGCCTGGTATATCCACCGTGCGCGGCGCGGATGCGTTTACCTTGGACGGGTCTAGACTCACTGAGCCTCCCAGCTGAGTTCCCACGTGCCGGCTCCGGAGCCGTCATCGCTGAACGTGGCTGAAGTGATCTGCACGTTGTAGTCCACGCTGCCGCCGTCCATCGTGTTGTTGTAGACGACTCCTCCCTGGTCTGTGAACTTCAGGGTAAGGACAGCATTCACGCTGTTTAGAAGATTCGTCGGGAACAGATGCGCCCTCAGCGTCGCGTCAACGGTTGTGTCCTGACGGAACAGAGTGACAGTCCCGGAAATGCGGACCCGTCCCGGCGCGTACTTCTTTCGCCAGTCGCCGATTAGCGTCACCTCGAGCGATTCGCGCTCCGTTGACATGGTGAAACTACGGCACTTGACCGTGGTTGTCCCGCTGAACACCAATACGCCGCCGAAGCCTGAGATGAGTGCCATTAGATTTCCTTTCCAAGGATTGTGAGGGTGACGGACACCACGCGCTCTGCGTCGCTCTGCCCGTCATCCGGTGTTTCAGTTCTTGCCGTCGCGTTGACGCCCGACAGCACTAGTTTGATGTCTTCCGCGTTGTCGACATAGACGCCGCTGAATACGTCCACAAGATCCGAAGCCACTGTCCAGGCGAGCAGCGAAGTATCAGCCACGCAGTCAGCAGTCACCGAGATCGTGTAGTGCCCTGCGTCGCCGCCGATCATGAGACAGTCGATATCGACCTGCGAAACCTCGTAGACGATCATCGGCGTGCTATCGCCGGCGCGCCGTAGTCCAACGCTCACGGGGTAGGTTCCCGAAGCGATCAGGGTGTACAGCGCCTTCATGCAGTTGCTCAGTGCCATTACTTCGCCCCCCCGAGTAGCTTCCGCGCCTCTACTAGGACCTCGCGTGCCATTGCATCCGTGATACGGTGGATGGCGGATTGTGCCCAACGGAGAGCGCGGCCACTGCCTTTAATCCTGCCACCCTTTGCAGTGCTCTCCTCGCGGAATCGTGGACTAGTCCACCGGCCGCGGAAGTCTCGGTCGATCTGTCGATACCAGGTGTTCCCGGCTCCCACGTTTCGGCTCGCCATGCTTGTGTAGCGCTGACTACTCCCGAAGTGTTTGAACCCGCCTTCGAGAAGGTGGAACACCCGCTGACGGCCGCGTGCGTTTGCTCCGCCGCGCTTGCCGTATCGCACGCCGAGCTGAACCACTAGTGGTGCGGTGTGGCCTGATCCACGGCGCTTGATGACGATGCCCGTAGCGGCCGCCATTGCCTTCCTGTGCGTGTTCTTGCCCCTGTATGGACCTGTGCCGGTAATGCTTCGGAGTTCCGCTACGAACGGCCTCAGCGCGCGGCGAATGCCCACCCGTCGCGCCTTCTCGTTGAGTTTTTCTGACAGTTGACTCAGTGCCCTCATCACGCTCGAATTGTCCACGCTGAGATTGAGCGACGACGAACCCTGGAACGGCGGCCGGCTGGTCTGACCAGGCAGCAGCGGCATGATGTTGGATTTCCAACGTCCTACCGGAGTCATATCACGGTCATGCCTACGGGTCATTGGATCTCCTGCGTCGCTAGGACGCGAAGACGCTTCCGGCGCCCGTTGTCAGGATCAACCACGCTGGAGATGTTGTAGGGCGTAACACCAAGTAACAAACGGGACCGAGCCTCTACCAGTGGGCTATAGGAGGTTTCAATCTCCAGTTCAGTCCGAACCGCGACCCCCATGTCGCCGATGACTTCGCGTTGCCCGTACTTGATGATCCCGCGGACCGTGCCGACAGTGAGCCAGGCTAGATCAGCCTGACCCAGAGCGTCCACCGTCTGAGTGGATCGCTGCACAGTAAAGACGTCGCGCCAGAATCCACAGCCGGCCATATGTCATCCGATCGATTGTGTGCTGTGCATCCGCCGCATGGTCTGGATGAACGGGTGAGGCTCCGGAGTTACGGCGTCATCGCCACGGAATGACTCGATATGACCCACCTGAATCCGAATGGCAAGCCACTCTTCGTCCGTGATGTCCTTCAATTCCTTGTTAGTCGCGGCCATCCACGCCGACAGCGATGCAGCCAACGCCGCGCCGATGGCCGGATCGTCTTCGTTGTGCGTGCGCTTCAGCCAGGCACGCACGTCCGCCAGCCCTGGTTGTACTGCAGGTATAGACATAGAGCCTCGCTACTGCGGGGTGAGGTCGAGACCCCACCCCGCAGCTACTTGAGAGGATGATTAGGCGTTGGTGACTTGCATCTGCACGATTGCCTTCGCGCGGGTGAAGTTGCCGTTCATGAACATCGTGCCTTGGAACTTCACTTGGGCAGCGGCTGCGAGACTGAGATCATCCCTCAGGATCGTCGCGCCTGCCCACTCCCTTGCGCTGTAGCCTTCGTTATGGTTGCCAAGACTGAAGATAGTGTTCTTCGCGCCTGCCCCGGTTGCGTGCGTAGGACCAGTGAATTCACTCACGTAAACTGGGAGGCCCATTAACGTGAAGCCCGCCCCGGCTTGGCCGACGGCATCGGCGGATGGGATAAACACGGGCACTCCATTGATCGTCAAATTGGCGATCTTGGCGTACACGTCCTGACCCATGAGCCAGGAGGCTGTGCCCCAGTAGCTCGCAGGAAGACTGGTGTAACGCATCGCTGTCAAATTTGCCACGGTGCAAGCAGCAGTCAAAGCCAAAGCGCGTGATGTACCAGTGCTTGTCGCAGTCGCGATGGTGCAACCAGTCTGCACAGTGAAGAGTCCAGTTGGCTGATTGAGCGTCGAACCGTTCGTACCGGTTGAACCACCACCAGAGATCAGGCCCCACTCAGCATTGCGAACAAACTGCCGATTCAGGTTTTCGACGACTTCGGCTTCCAGATCAAAATTGCTCTGCAAAAGCAGCTGTTTTGAGACGGTTGTGAACGGCAAGCACGCTGCCGGAGCCAGTGGAACTTCAGCGAAGACCGGATTGATTTCGGTGCTTGCTTGTGTGCCAACGTCGGAAACGGTCCACGCATTCGTGATAGCGTCATTGCTGAACAGCGTGTTGTAGCGCAACGTTTGGTAGCCCTGCACGCCGGACTTGTAGTCCACTAGCTGGCGAGCTACGGTTGCCACCTGGGCGTAGTGAGCCATGGCATCGGTGTACAGCTTCGGGATGAGCACCGAGTTAGTTGCAGGGTTAGCGGTGGTCATCGCTGCACGCTGTTCCGGCATACGTCCGCCGCGCAGGTAGCTCAGCCACTGGTCGCGGTACTCCGGCGATGCGCGCCACTCTTCGCCAGCGTCGCGGCGGTCCATCGTGCGCTGGATCGGGGTCGCAGCCTCGCGGATGCCATCAGCGGCAGCCATCGCGGCGTTGCGCGCTTCGGTGATCTCCTCGATCTGTGCGACGATCTCGGCGCGGTTCTCTACTTCGGTGCCTTCGACGTTCTGTGCGCGCAGTTCTGCGAGCTTTGCATTCATGGTGCGGATGTTCATTGGCTTGATTACCTTTGTGATGACTGGCGTTTCTTGTGATCTGACGAATGAAGTAGTGGCGTTGTAGGCACCCACTTCGACGAGTGAAATTTCTCTGAGATTGACTGAGTTCAGCGTGCGCTTCTCACCGGCCCACGAATCACCACCTGGTGGAACTGAGAATCCGAACGACATTTCGCTGACTACGCCGCGCTTAACCAGGTCGAGCACGTCTGCGTCGCGTTGCGAATCGCCGAGCGTGGCGGTGTATTTCAGACCTTGCGCGTCTGATTCAAGAGCCAGCGTGCCGCTCTTGGTGTTGGCAAGAATCTGCTTCGAATCGTGCATGAACCACAGCGACGCACCGGCTGCGATCGATGCGTCAAACGCACCAGGCGCGATGCGCTCGGTGAATGTGCCCTTCGCACCCATGAGCGGCTTGCTCCATGAGTTGTAAAGAGCGGCGTAGCCGGTGATGGTCTTGCCTTCAACAGCACCGATGGATGCCTGGCGTGTTTCGAGATCACTCATATGGTGGGTCCCCTTCGTCTGCGTCTGCGAGATTCGCAGCGGGTGTGATGCCGGAGATCACCGGCGCCGGATCGTCAAGGCCTGAGATACGTGGCAAACCGAGCCGCACGCGTGCGTCGTTCGGTGCCAGGACGCCGACCTGCACCAGCGCCGCGTACGCCTTGCCGGCCGTGCGGAAGTCGCCTTGTGTGATCGGAACGAGATCAGTCTTTATGCGCTCACCTGGTGGAAGAAGCTTGCGCGACAGTTCCGCATCGATGCCGGCGCAGAACGGCGCGAGGCAGTGCGTGACGTACGCCTGAGCGATCTCGGGTTGCGAGCGGCCTTCGCCCTGGTAAAGCAGTTGCGGAGGCACGCCGAATGCACGCGCCACTTCTTCGACGCCCATCTTCTTGGCGTCCATCAAACGAGCGGCAGCGTCCGCAGCCATTTGCGAAGCCTTCATGCCTTCGCCGAAGAACGCCGGGAAGCCGAGTTTGTCTGCGCCGCTGTGCTGCTCTGCCCACTTAGTACGCATCGAATCGCGCGCCGTAGCAGTCAAGGGCCCGGGGTGCTCGATCGCGAGCTTTCCGACAAAGCCGGATTTGGCCAGTTCCTCGATCGCTTGGTCCAGAATGGCTTGAGTCCCAAGCACGCGAGAGCACTGATCAATCGGAGACACCCCGAGCCAAGGACTGCGCGGGTCCGTCGAGGCCCGCACATGGATCAGACTTGAGTCATCCACTACCGAATTGTTGACGATGTAACGGGCTTCTGACCCCTTAATCTCAACGCTGACGGCAGACGGGTCAACCGGATCCAAAGCCACCGGATCGCCGGTGCGGAGATCGCGCCGGATGAGCAGGTAGCCATTGCCGAAGTAGAGAGCCGACGTCGCCAGCCACTTACGCATTTCGTACCCACTCAGGAAGGAAGCGGTGTTCCCGTAGAGCAGATCGACCGCGGGCGAGTCCTCAACTACGGACCCGTCGCTCTCC